GGATTTATCAGGGTGAAGATTGGCACGGCTACCAAGTACATAGCTGTTTACAATGCTAACTAGCAACTAACGGGAGGGGCTTAACGGCCCCTTCCACTAATCACCGCGGCATAGGGCCGCAGAAGCAAGAGAGAGCAGCAAAGGAGTAGAGATGAAAGTGACGTTGACGCAAGCGCAGGGCATCCAGGCAGCGGTCGCGAAGTTCACGGGGATCAACCTTCCCGTCAGGACTTCGTACGAACTCGCACGAGTAGTGATGGAGATCAGTCCACACCTGGAAGTCTACCAAGGCGAGCGGCAGAAGCTGGCGAAGAAGCACTGTGAACTCGACGAGAAGGGAAACCCGAAGACGATTGAAGTGGCGCCCGGGATGGGCCAATACGTTTTCAAGAGCGATGAGGCCAAGGAAGTGTACATCGCGGGTGTCGCCGAAATCGGGAAGCAAGAGGTGAAGATCTCGCTTCGTGAGAAGCTGAGTCTTGAGAAGTTCAAGGATCCAAACTCGGAGGATGAGACGGTCATCCCTTGGGATGCGCTGGCCGGACTCTTGCCGATCATCGAGGAGCCGAAGGAGTAGACGTGAAACGAATGTGCCCGACCTGCGGAGCAGTGCGTGCCAGCATCTCACAGACGACATGCCCACGGTGCGGTAGACAAACGCTGTCCGTGGGTCGGGGCATCGTTAAGAAAGGGGCGGCGCGATCGGCGCCATGCCAGAAGGAGGAGCGTAGCAATGGCTAGGAAGGCTCTGACAGCAACCGAAGTTTCGGTAAAGGGAGAGGACGGCGGTCACGTTGTTCTTGATCGAGGCGAGATTCGGGATCTGTTGAAGGAAGGGAACCTCACGGGAATGTACAAGTACGCCCTGCACGAGCGTTCTCTGCCGGCAGATATCGGAGAGCCAGTGCGGGTGTTCGAAGTAGGCGCACAGGGTGGAGTACTGCTCGAAGGGCGGCCGAAAGCGGAATCCATCATCTCGTCGTCCATGCCTGACCGTGATGGGGACATCATGTGGCAAGACGGCATGATCATCACGGAGAACTACGAGAAGAATCCGACGGTGTTCCCGTTGCACAAGCACGCGATTCCAGTTGGCTTCAGTGAAGTGCTCGAGCAGTACAAAGCAATGAGTTGGGCGCGGTGGCAGTGGACTGTGGAGAACGCATACACCGAAGGGAAGGCGTACTACGAGATGTGGGAAGGCCACATCCTGAACTGCGTCTCCGTCGGATTCCTGATTAACGATTGGGAGCCGCGGGATAAAGACAACTTCTGGGGTGGATGGGACATCAAGGAGTGGGAGTTGCTCGAGCACAGCCCTGTGTCCTTGCCATCGAATCGCGAGGCAATGCGAACGGACGGCTTGAAGGCCATGTTCCGTGCCTACGCGGAGCAGGTCTATGCTGGCGCATCTCCGATTCTGCGAAAGTGGTTTGAGGAGTTCGAACACAAGGGAGCACCGCTTCACGTGCCAGTCAACATTCATCTGCAAGGCGAGAAGGAACTACGTCAGGCAGTGCGAGATGGCGTGAAAGCGGCCTTGGCAGAGGGCGGCGGGGCGGAAGTAGCAATGACGTGTACGGCGGCGGTAGAAGGCACTACGGGTGGATCTGAATGTGCAGATGAAAAGAAGACCTTCGCAGAGATCCGGTTGGCAGCTGCCGCCGGCGCACTGCCGGTCGCTGAAGCGTTTGAACTGATTGGAGAGATCATCGAGCAAAACGAGGGCGCCATGGCCGAGAAGGAACTCGCTCTGGCGACGGCAGAGGAACGAATCCGCGAACTGGAGCTGGAGTACATAGAACTCGGCGCCGATGTCGTGGAAGCACTCGGATAAAGAGGGTGGTAACGATGGCACTAGACCTGGCAACAATGAAGGCGGCGGAGCGAGAACTCCTGATCGCGGGAGCGAAGCAACTTCTCGCGAAAGCCAAGGAGGGCGGCGGGCAGGACGAGCCCAAGATCCCCGCAGACGTTCAGAAGTTTCTGGACGACAACGGGATGACGATGGAGTTGAAGAAACCTGCGGTGATGAGCGCGGTCGACCCGACGTTGACGACACTCGATCCGAAGGATCTGGAACTGACAGGCGTCGGGCCACAGGCGAAACTGACTGCCCCGGCGATCATCCATGACAGCACGAAGCGCGACAGGAAGGACCTGTCACTCGCGCACATGGTCGGGATCCTGGCGTTGGGCAGGGACTATCCGTTCTTGGCTGATGCAGGACTCGAACTCGAAGAACTCAAGGCGCAGAAGTCGCGTGGTCGTGGACCGATGTCTGAAGAGAAGGCATTGCAGCTCGCAGAGCGACAGCAGCAGCTCAAGGACCTGAACCTCAGTTCCGAAGTTGCCGGTTCGTTCTTCATCCCGACAGAGATCCATTCCGACATGATCATGAAGCTCCGCGGTCAGGAGATCTTCATGAACATGGGCGTGGACTACTTCCCCGACTCGCCGAAGTTCCAGGAATGGGACAAGGAAGGACGCGATCCTCTGATCTACTGGCCTGGGGATACACCCACGACCAACATCTCAACGTCTGACATCGATTACGGCAACGCTACGCTGACGCTGCATGCGATGGCGTGTGTTGTTCCGATCTACCTCAACCTGATCAAGCATGCGCGGCGGAATGTCGAAGAGGACGTCCGTCGAAAGATCGTCACAGCAATGGCGATCGAGCAGACGAAGGTCGGTCTGAGGGGAACAGGGTCGAAGCAGCCTCTCGGGCTCTTCAATCACCCATCGATGGCGCCCTACACGACTGGGTCGATCGGTGTGCCAGATTTCGACAACCTGCTGGACGCGATCAATTCAATCCGACGGCGCGACGGCATCGTGGCCGCAACGCAGAGTGCGTGGGTCATGCACACGGACTATCTGAGCCATTTCCAGAAGTCGAAGACGGGAACGGCTGAGTATTCGTACATCATGGATCTGACGAACATGCCGGCGGACCGCATCCTTGGCCTGCCCGTCTACACGTCCTCGCAAATTCGCACCGATCTCGGTGCTGGTGCCGCGTCTCGAGCGATGCTCGTTGGCGACGTGAAGGCGATCATGCTTGCGGATGGTGGAGAGACCGAGATCACGATCCTGAAGGAACTGTACGCGCTGACGTTTAGGATTGGCGTGTTGGCATCGCGGGAGATCGATTTCGGTATCCGGCGCGAGGAGGACATTCAGTTCCTCACGGGGCTTACGCTTACGTAAGCAAGGAAGGTGAAGCAACATGGCAGAAATGACACGCGATTTCAATAGTGTGTTCTACATCACTCCGTTGCTGGCGACGGCTGCACGAAATGGATCTGCGTCCGAGACGGACGGAACAGCCAAACTCGTGCATGGATGCCGCGGCGGGGCGTTCCTCGTGGAGATCGGGACCATCGAAGCGGCAGGTACGATCTATCTGACGTTCCAGAAGTCCCCCGACAACTCCTCGTGGACGGACTTGGTGCCGGTCGGATACTCGTCGGCAGACATCGAGATCACGGATGCGGCCGGGCTTGGCGAAGACAACATCATCGCCTTCTCGTGTGACGAACTGAACGAGGGTGGGTATGTGCGTGTTCAGCATCGCAACACGAACACTCATACGACAACTTGCTTCGGCGTCAACTTCATCGGCTTCCGTGCGATGGAACGGCCGGTCTTCAAGAAGTGGGCACTTGGCGAGGTCTACGCTGTCGACGACATCGTTCAGAATGACTGCTTCTACTTCAAGTGCATAGCGGCGTTTGGCCGAGCTTTGGCAGAGGCCGAAGTGACGGCTGGTACGTCGGTATCCGAGCCTGGAGTCGGCGCATCGACGGCAACGTACTGGGAGATCTACAAGGGCGTCTAGGAGGACGGCATGGGCTGGCCGACTGCATCTGAGATAGGGATTGCGACGCGAGTCACAGTAGACGAGGACACGGGCCTTACCGACTACTCGTACAACGTGACCGCGATGATTGCGAACGTGGTAGCTGATTTGGCCGCACGATGCCTCAGACCTCTTGGATTCGACGAAGCAACAGTGACGCAGATCTTTGATGGGGGGAACCACATTCTATGTGTGAATCATCCCCCCATCATCTCCGTCACTTCGGTAACGGACAACAGCGAAGAGGAAGTGCTGGATCCGGACGAAGATGAGTACTGGGTCTACACAAAGCACATCCGTCTTCCAAAGCCTGAGCAGACGTCGCGCGTAGCACTGCGTGACAGAACTCCACAACGTTACACCGTCGTCTACGTTGGCGGGTACAGCGATGCCGGAACGGCTTTGCCGGCAGTGCTCACGGACATCTGCGCTGAAATCGCAAGCCGGACGCTCTTGCGCGTAGACCAGCAGTACCGTGTCTACGACAACGTTGAGAAGTTCCAGGATGGAGAGATTCAATCTGTCTTCCCGGACAAGGAAAAAGCGTTCGAGGATCAGTACAGAAAGCTGGCGAGCAGTGGGATGATACTGAGGGTGGTCCGATGATCGGTGGGAACAAGCTCTTCACCTTCTTTCGGGCCACAGAGTCCCCGGACAGCATCAATGCGGTGAAGAAGACCTACTCGGAGGAGTCGCCGCTGTACGAGAACAAGTGGTGCAGGAAGGTGCGCCGGAATCCGAATGACAGAGTGTCGGTCAAGACGAACGATTCGTCGAGGCCGCTGGTAGAAGACTTCCTGTTGATCGTGCCGATCGAAGTGGAGATCGCGGAAGACGACATCGCTCGCGAAGTCGATACAGGATACGACTACCTAGTTCTCGGGGCGGAGGACGTGTCGAGGATGGGGCAAACGCTTCAATGCCCGATCGTGAGAATCAAAGGGATGACGAAGGTGGTAGCGTAATGGGATTGCCCAGCAAAGGTTACTTCGGTGGCAGCAAGTACAACTACGGTGGATCGGTCGTCGAGTTCAACGCGACGCCGTTCATCAATGTTGTGATGCAGAACGTCGAGGAGCGGCTCGATCAATGCGGCGAGTTGTTCGTCGAGAGAGCCCGCGCCAACTTCGTCTTCATGGCTCCGCCGCCTTCTATGCCGTGGGACTTCCCGCACATCGATCCGCGAGAAATATTCGAGATGCGCGATTACATCAAGCATACCGTGTTCAATCGTGGCGGTGCCGCTGTGATGCAAGCCGGGATCATCGATGAGAACTTGCCAGGCAGATTGGGCATCTACCCGGGAATGCTGGAAACAGGCACGTCGATCATGGCACCTCGTCCTTGGATGACGATCACGATGGATGAAGTCTGGTTCGACTGGCAAAAGATCTTGACGGGGATGGGACCGCTATGAACGAACCATTCATAATCCCGTTTCTTGAGGCGTTCATGGCCGCTGTACAGGATGAGGAAGTAGAGCGGAATGAGAATCTCTTGGCGTTGATTGGCAATGCGATCTATCCCGCCCGACCGGATGACCCGACGGCGAAATTCGTAGTCATCGACTACCCGTTCGGGGGGAGAGGTCCAGCATACGTGCACGGAGAGGATGGGGATGCAGTTGCCCACTGGATGAGATTGCAGGCATCGACGTGGGCCCCGGACAAGAGAGATTCATTACTGGTAGCAGATGCACTGATTCAAGCAATTGATGGTCGGGACATTGTTGTCTCTGAAGCCTGGGGAAGCGTTCGTTTGTTCATGCGCGGGAGTCCGTGGACACGGGAGGAAGTGGTCTCCGAGGTCACGATGTACGGAGCCGGCGCACGGTATGAGATCTTGCTTCTAAGCTAAGGAGGGAACAACCAATGGCACTTACGCATGGCTATACGGGGATTCTCACGTGGGATACTGACCACGTTCTACAGACGCGGGCCGACATCACGCTGAACACGTCCCGAGGACGGATCGATGTGACTTGTCACGGTGATGCTGGCCTACCGTTCCGAACGTATGAGGTGGGCTTGTTCGACCCAATCGAGATCACGATTCCGATTCTCTGGGACATCACACGTGCGGAGATGGGCGAGATTGTGGCGAAGTACCTCTGTGGGACGAACACGCAACTGGAATTCGAAGACTCGACAGACAGCGCCAATCCACATATCACGGGGAACGCGAAGGTGGTCGGGATCAACGCGACCGCGCAAATGGAGAACGAGATGCAGATCATGGCCGTGACCTTCCTCTTCTCTGGCGCACCGGATTATCTGTTCGGCGTAGACCCGACTGCATAGGGTGGTGACTCGCAATGGCGCTGAAGCAAGGGTATCTAGCCGGACTCTTCAAATCTGAGAAGGTGTTACTGGATGGCGGGTCAGCGGAGGAAGTACATCTGTTGGCCGGCACGGAAGGTGTCAGCGGCCAATTCTCCAACATCCTGTCTCTGGACAGTTGGGATCTGACGGAAGGCTTGGGGACAATCACATGGGGTGCTACCTACGGCCTAAACGGGTTGTCAGGTGGATGCAAGATCATTGACACGGCTGACGACACCTCGATGGGGCAGACGATCACGTTGTCTGCTGCCCTCGCCGAGACGAAGAAACTCTCTGTCTCGTTGTGGGCAAAGCTGGCGACGACGAAAGAAGCGACGTTGACGGTGACGTTCAAGAATGCAGCGGGTGCAGCTATCCAGACTGCCAACACCTTGACGATCACTGCGAACAACGTCTTCTACGGAGACGCGCAGTGGGCATACTGGTCGCTCTTCCTGACGGCGCCGGTGCTGACGAAGTCTATCGTCATTGACATCGATCCTACGGGGGCGCAAACGCTCTACATCGACAACGTCCGCGTTACATGCCTCTTGCAGGTGATTGGCGCTCACGACACGCTCTCAATCGATATGAACCGAGAGCGCGAAGACGTGAGTACGTTCAAGAATCTGCAGGACGAGCACGGATTCCGGACGCTCGAAACGCATCTGATCAACGCCGGGGAACTTCCTATCCGGAACTACTGGGGCGTCCAGAAGGTGTGGGACTCGGCGGTGACGTATTCTCCGACTGGCAGTTGTACAAGTCACGGTGCAGATATCGTTCAGCATGAAGGACGAAGCTATACCTGCATCCTGGAGAGCACCGACAACGAGCCGCCGAATGCTACGTACTGGACGATTCTCGGCTCGGAATCGCATCACACGGAACTGTTCTCTGGCGAGAAGCTGTTCGTGATTGTCTTCACGGATGTAGCGTCGGCCGACGAGCGGTTCGAATTCTGGGCGAAAGTGCCTGGCGCCGGGATTATCGCGCCACTGACGGCGATGACTCAGAATCCATTCACACTGTTGGTCGACGGACTCGTTGGGTTCGTTGATCGGGCCAAGACGACCTAAAGGAGGAACGCAATGGCCAAGAAGAAAGCGACGAAGGTATTGACCGGTGACGCTACGCGGGCTCAGATCCAGAAGTCCATGGACGATTCGCGGAGTTCCGTCATCAAGACATCGGCCGCGGCGTACGAGAAGAGCAAAGGGAAGTAACTGAGAACGAGACAAAGGAGAATGAAATGAGCATGGGCAATCTGCAAGCAGCAATTGAACAGGCAACGAGCAAGACACACGTCCGGGAATTCGAAGTCGGGGGACAGCTACTTACGTTCCCCCGACTTTCGATTGGCGATCAGGGTGCGTTCGAGACATACGTTCGGGAGACAAGCGACAAGGATGCAACACCGTTCTCGTTGGCGGCGACACGCAACAAGGCATCGATGGTTATGGGATCAGTGATTACGCGGGCGAAGCGCCAGTTGGAGGAGGAAATCCTGAAACGAGGCGAGTCTCTTGTGGCGCAGACCGAGGGGCAGGCCCGGGCGTGGGCGGACAAGCTACAGGACGATGTGATGAATCGTTTCTCGCCCTACGTTGACAGGATCTTCGGGGGAATCAATCGAGGACAAATGCTCTCCGGAGTGGCTCGATCCATGGTCGCCGCCAACGGGAAGACGGTCACGTACAACGTCAAGAACGACGAGACAGGGGAACTTGAACCTGTCACCATGCCGATTGACGCTGCATTCGTGGACAAACTCTTCAGCGGTGAGCCAGGACGAGTTCTCGAGGACGTCTTCCTCTGGGTCGTCGGGCTGAACGAACAGATACCAGGATCCAAGGCTTCTCTCAAGCCCGGAATGACACTCGACGACATCGTGAAGAAGAGCGTGGGCGATGCGGAAAACTCAGAAAGGGAGCAGGATATAGCATAGATTATGAACTGGCGATCCCAGTCCTCATGATCCTCTACAACAAGACAGAGGATGATGTCGTGGCCTGGGATGACATCCAGTTCAGATACTTTGTGCGCCACGCAACACTATTCGGCAGATGGCTGTGGAACTTCTTCCCGCCGGAGACTGGTGGAAAGAATGAGGCCGAGCAGAGGAAGAACGCAATGGACTTGGCAGCAGCTACACCGGATCTCCTGTTCCCTAGTGAAGAGAAGTTCGATGACATACGTGAAGCAAGTGAGTTTCATGGATTGGTAGGCCCTCAATAGCAGGGAGGGTACATGGCGGGCGAGAGTGCGGCCGAAGGGCTAGGCAGAGCATTTGTAGAGATCATGGTGCCGCGGGCTCAGTTTGAGTCCCAGATGGCGGGGGTAGGCACCTCGTTCGCGTCGCACACGTCGCGGATGATCAGCGAGGGGCAGGCTGCCTCCGCCGCCATTGCCGCGGCGAACATGGGGCTGATCAACAGCTACAACATGGTCACGGTATCGGTCATGGGCCTGCTCTCCGCGCAGCAAATGGCTACCCTCTCTGCAAACCAGCTTGCACTTGCTCTACACCAAGGGCAACTGGCAGCCAAGCTCGCCGCGGCTGGCGCGGTTGACCTATCGGTCGGACTCACTGCGGTTGGCGGAGCGGCAAAAAGGGCGACGCTATCCATCGGATCCTTGATGGTGATGGCGAAGGCCGTACTGCCGTACATGGCCGCATTCGCAGGTATCACAAAAACCCTCAGCATGGCAAGCGGGGCCACGGAGTCTCAGCGGGAGTTCAACAAGGAACTCTACCAGCTGTGGACGCTGACCGATCTCGACCAACAAGGAATTGCGGCTCTTGGCGAGGAGGTCCGCGATCTCGCGTACGACTATGATGTCATGGCCGCTCATGGCACCAAGGCCATGTATCAGATTTACAGCGCGACGTTTTTTGGCTCCCAGGCGACGGAGATCTTCGAATCCGGGATGAAGGCGGCAGCGGCTGGCGTGACGGACGTGCTGACAGCCGTCGATATGGTTACCACAGTCCTGAATGCCTACGGCATGGCTGCATCAGAAGCCACTAGAGTCAATGATTTGTTGTTCACTGCTGTGAGATATGGCAAGACAACATACGAGGAACTGGCAGGCCAATTCGGTAGATTGGCCGGCGTTGCGGCTCCTGCAGGTGCACGTCTTGAAGAGATGACCGCCGCGATTGCCACCTTGACAAGACAGGGAATCATGACGGATTGGGCAGTCACCTCGCTTCGTCAAACGATCATGTCCATGTTCAGACCTACTGGAGCATTGGCTGAAGCAATCACAGATCTTGGATATGAATCTGGCAGATCGCTGATTCAGACCAATGGGTTTGCGGGCGCGTTGAAGATGATCGCGGAACAAGCGGAGAAGACCGGCACCCCATTGGAGAATCTGTTCACGAATGTTCGTGCGATCACCGCTGTCCTGCCGCTGGTTACTACTGCTGCTGCGGGCTTCGCGCTTGACATGGAGAGGACGGAGTATGCAGCTGGCACGATGGGTATCGCCTTCGAGAAGGTCTCGCAATCGTGGGAGTACCAAATCACGGTCCTGAAGTCGCAACTCAATGACGTAGGTATCGCGGTTGGAGAAAAGCTCCTTCCGGCGAGCTTGGCATTTCTCGAAGCGTGGACTGCACTGGCGGACGGGTTCGGAGCAGTTGCAGAGATCCTCGGACCAGTCATTGAGAGCCTTGCCGCCATGGCGGGATACATGGCGGGCGGAGCTGCGGCAGCGGGAGCTTTGGCCGCCGGCGTGTGGTTGGCCTATGCCGCACTCAACGTTCTTGCATCACATCCAATCGTGGCGGGGATAATGGGTTTGGCGACAGCATTTGGCTTCGTGATTTCCAAACTGGACGACATGCGTGATGCCACGCGAAACAATGTAGATGAGGTGGAAATCTATCTGAGACGGATAGGTGAACTACGGAAGGAAATGCTGCCGGCGGAAATTGTAGATATGCCACTGCCACTGCCCGGCATCTTCCCGTCCTCGGTGCCTTTTGAGAGTCAGACCATGTGGGATGCGGAACGCGCATTTGAAGACTTCCAAGACGTCTTCACTCGGGCACGTGTCGCCGAGATCATCGAAGGGATTACAGGCGCGATGCTCACAGCTGTTGAGGAAGAAGTTGCGAAAGTCAGAGTGAGCGAGGAGTTCAAAGCGACTGGCGATATGCTAGGTCGCCCGGTCAGCGAACTAGAGGGAAGTCTCTTCACGTTCGCACAATCGGCAGCAGAACTCAGGGTGCTCCAGCAAGCATTGGCGAATGAAACGGACATGGTGGCAAAGACGATCGCGGAGGGATTCGGCTACACGCTGGAGCAAATCAGGGTCTACGGTGCAGACGTAGAAGCTGCATTAGAAGAGGCGGTGCCACTTACGATTGCTGGTCCGTGGGATTGGTTCTCTGGGATGATTCAAAAGGTAGCCGACTCCGTAGCCAAGATGGACCCAGCGGATGTAGAAGGAACGCTCGAGGGGTACGGCGAACTGAGGGATTATCTCGAAGAGGCGGAGTCTGCTCTCGCGCTCTACACCAAGGAGGGATGGTCCGGGGTAGAGATGCTGGAAGATCTTCGCGACAGGATCCGCGCTCTCGTCGGGGAAGCCTCGACCTTCGCAGAGGAAACATCCGCGCTCATCGCGGCATTCAAATTGGCCGAAGACGGATCGATCGCTCAGGCGGAGATCCTCGATGATCTGGCGGGACGGTACAAGACGCTCACTGGATGGGTGGAGCAATACATCGACGTGGAGAGCGAGGCAGGCCAAGAGATCCTCTCCCTGATCACCGCATTGGAAGCACTTGGACTCTCAGCGGAAAAGGCAAAAGATCGACTCATCGATGTAGCTGCCACACTGATCACAGGCATTGGCGGCCTGCTGACCAAGTATGGTGGCGAGGGGATGCAAGGGCTGGGTAGTGTCGTCACATCGGGCGGCGGTGCAATCAGTGCCATATCTGCAGCAACGGCAATCGGTGCTGGTCCGATTGCCGGTGTCGCGGCCATGTTGGCGATCGTGGACACGCTGTTCACGGCGTGGAATGAGTTGGTTGTGAAGCCAGCTGCCGAGAAGGCGGTGGAGGAAGCCGCTGCGATTGACAAGGTAATCGACGCATCGCTGGCACTCGCTGAGTCCTTCTGGGGCCTTGTGGAGTCGGCGGAGTCTGTGGCTGCGATCCAGGAAGCCGCTGCGCAGATCCAGGTTGACTTGCTGTCAGCGCTCTTCGGATTCCTGTGGCCGCTTGCTGACATTCTTACGTCGATCACCGGACTGTTCATCCTGCAAGAGGAGACGATCAAGAAGGAAGTCGAGGCGAGACAGAAACTCTTGTCGAACCTGAACGTTCCGATTGGTTGGCCGATCAACCGGATCCGGTTTGCTGCTGGCACGCCCGGGGAGCCGACGAACTTCGATTGGGAAACCATGGGCGCCGAGGAAAAGGAAGATCCCTCGGAAGTGCTGTTGTGGTGGCAAGAGGCAATGGAGCCCTTCCGAAACGAGATTCTTGGAGCGATCCAACCGATCGCGGACTTCAGAGATACCGTCAGGGCGGCGTACGAGGCGATCTTCCCGTCGATCATCGAGGGAATCTTGCCTGCTCTCGAAACGTTCGGCTGGACGTTGGATCAGATCTCTGGTTGGATCACGGATGTGTTCGTGGACGACTTGAGCACCTTCGCGGAGGGATTCGGTACGTTCTGGACGGAGAAGGTCGATCCATTCTGGAAAGAGGACTTGTTCCCGCAGATTACAGACTGGCTTGATCGGATCTACGGTTGGCTGGATGCCATCATCTTGTTCTTCTCAGACGAGGGATGGTCGTTCCTGACGACTGACGTCTGGGGTGCCATCAAGCCATTCGTGGATACTGTGCTGGGCATGTTCGAGGATTTCGGAAATTGGGTAGGGGAGCACTGGGACGACATCAAGGTCAATCTGTTGGACATGCTCGAAACCTATCTCGGTGGGATCATCGACAACATCCAGCTCTTCCTCACTGATACGGAAGGGTGGCTATCCGGCACGGACGGCCTGACGGATAAAATGTCAGACTGGGAATGGATGATTGACATCATCGGCGAAGCGCTGAATCTGCTTCGGCGTGTGACCGAGGGTGCGGCAGCTGCTTTTGTGTTCTTCGGGAATCTGCTTGGCCAGGTGATGAACGGGATCATCTGGCCGTTCAATGCGCTGATCAAGTTCATCAACCTCCTCCCGGGCGTGAACATCCCGCTGATTCCGACGTTCGAATGGATCGAGCCACAACTGCCGCATATGGGCGAAGGTGGAATCGCATTCAAGCCGACACCAGCGATCATTGGAGAGAAGGGGCCAGAGGCAGTAGTTCCACTGTCCCAACTTGGGGGAATGGGCGGCGGTGCGACAATCAACATCAACCTCGCCCAGCAGCGGCTAGTGACTCTCATGATGAAGGACCTGACAAGCAAGAACGTCAACGATGCCGGCGTAGGCTACGCGCCGATGAGGTTCTGATATGGCTAGAGCGGAAATCGAAAACGCGCACATCCTCTCGCATGTGTCGGGAGAAGTAGTCAGGGTCTACGACGGATCGGACTGGATCGATTTGATCAATCCAGCAGGGTCGGCCTTCCCAGGCAAGTCCCGCGTGAAGTCGTTGCAGTGGAACGGAGATCGTTCGACAGGTCGGTGGACTGCGACGATCACGTTGCTCAACACGCAGGAGTACCGATCTGCAAGCGAGAGCTTGGATCCCGAGGATACATCGATCTTCAATCCGGCAGGAGTCCCACTGATCGGCTGCTATCATAAGCTGCAGATCTGGATCGGGAAGTACGACGGAGATGGAGTAGCCGGAGCGAATGCGATGGTCTTCAGCGGTCGTGTCGGTCCTGACTCCGTCGAACCAGAGGAAGGGATTGAGAACAACGACTATGTCGTGGTGCGTGTCGTCGGGGTGATGCAGAAGTACTTCGCGCACTACATCGACAAGATCGACCAGGGGCGTGTCTACACAGACTGCTACCTGTCGGGCATCTGGAACGCGACGACGACGTTTGAGGTTGGGGAAGTGTGCACGCTGGACGGTGTGGCCTATGAGTGCATCCTCGAGAGTACAAACAACGAACCTCCGAACGCGACCTACTGGACAGTGTTCTCAGGAACGAACAACGTACTCAACCAGATCCTTCTCGACTACGGCCACAGCGCAGACATCGTGATCGCTCCGTCACCGACAGGACAAGACACGCTGACGTTTTTCTGCACGCGATACGAGATCGGTGACATCTCAATCGGAGACGCCATCAGCCGGCCTGTGAACGCGATCGGATTCGTGCTCGAGGAGCGGTACAACGCGACGCAGGAAGATTTCGTCCCTACGGTAGTCGATCCAAATCGCGACAACACGACACCGGATATTGATCTCGAAGGGGACATCAACGTTCTGCGATTGAATCGATCTGAAGCGAATGTCCGCACGTTCGTCCGTGTGGTGTTCTACAACGAGGACGGATCTCCTGGATACGTAGAGGCAGAGAATCTGGAAGCTCTGGAACTCTACGGGATCCCCGGGGCGGACGAGGTGCGGCTCCACAAGATCATGCGGATCGTCGAAAACGATCTATCGTGGATCAACACCGAGGCCGAAGCGCAGAAGGAAGCGAATCTTGCAGCATCCGACGTTGGCACCCCATCGGTTGCGGTCTCAGCGGTCGTCCCCTGGCTGGCTCTCGACATCGAAATTGGCGACATCGTCAGGGTTGAGAGTCCATCGAAGACGGTTGACATCGGAGTCACGGCACTTCAGTTCATACTTGGAGAGAATGACACACTCGGAACAACCGTGATCTTCGGGACCATGGGCCGACGTGTTGGGAACTTCGGTTACTGGTTCAGGCGATCACGGACGGACAACGAGTGGCGCCAAGAACGCTACAACGAGCTCCTGCATGGCCCTCTACCGAGAGTACCGACCAACGTAGTCGCCAAGGGCGTGTGGAGCAAGGATGTTGCGGGATCGCCGGCACCGGCCATCGATGTGTCGTGGTTTGGCGCACAGGATTGGCGGACCCGTTCACACATCCTGCGGTACAGGCTACTGAGTCCGCGGGATTCGGGGGTCGCGACATCCGGTTCCACGACGACGCTCGAGGACTGCTACAAGGACTGGACTGTGGACGCTTACCGGAATGGTGGATACTGCCACATCTCCGGCAAGTCTGGTCCGACGGTGGATGGAGAGGTTTGGAATGGCGGTGTGTGTGAAATCGTGTCGAGGAAGGGAACAGACAATCTGCGGAGGATCAAGAGCAACACGGCGAACACGCTCACGTTCGAAGACGCGCTGACAGTGGCGCCGGAGAACATGGAAGCGTACGAGATCTACTGGGCGACCGGGGAATGGCACGAAGTGGTGATCGGGAATCAGCAATTCGTTCAACTGACGGGACTCCCTGAAGGCAACAAGTACATGATCGAGGTGGCGGCTGTGCCAGTCGTCACCGGGACGTAAGGAGGCGGGAATGGCTGATTGGAGAAAAGTAGCCGGCAGGGTCGTGACTGATTCTGAATTGTCAGTCGGCGGCGTTTCCGTCACCGTCAACAAAGCTGGGACAGACACAGCCGTTACCCTGAAAGCGAACAAGGCTGGAACGGAAGCGCAGGATAACCCGTTCGAGACGAACGCCAAGGGTATCTGGTCATTCTTCGTTGACACAGAAACGCTGGTCAGTTGCGATTTCGAACTGGATATCGTGTTCTCGAAGAGTGGACTGGACTTCTCTGCGATCAACGAGCAGCACGAGAACGTCGCGGTGATTGGAGGGACCACCGGAACAGGCGAAGGGCTGACTGTGCATGCTGCAGTTGCTTGCGCGACTACCGCGAACATCACGCTTTCCGGAGAGCAGACCCTAGACGGGATCTTGACGTCAACCGATCGCGTGTTGGTCAAGGATCAGACAGATGCGACGGAGAATGGTATCTACGTGAGTGCTGCGGGGGCGTGGGCGCGAGCGACAGACTTCGACGAAGACGATGAAGCGGCCAATTCGTTCGTGTTCGTAGAGGGCGGAACGACGCTCGGGAGTACGGGATGGGTCTGTACCAACGAACCTGATGCACAAGAGATCGATGTCGATGACATCACGTTCGCGCAGTACTCGTCGGTTGGCTACATCACCGCTGGAACGGGCCTGGCGAAGACAGGGAACGAACTCGCGGTGGATGGTGTGCTCGAAGATCTCGACACGCTTGGCGCAGCTGCATCGGATGGTCAGTTCATCGTCGCAACGGGTGTAGGTGCGTTTGCCTACGAATCGGGTGCGACGGCTCGAGCGAGTTTGGTTGCCGCGAAGAGCGGGGTCAATGCCGACATTACCAGCTTGACTGCCCTCGCTGCTCAGATAGCGGTTCAGGTCAACCCCTTCGGAGTGGGGGCAGGGGAGACGGGCGAGATTCGATTCCTGGAGCTCGCAGCGGGAGGAACTGCCTACGTTGGGTTCAAGGCGCCTGATGCGTTGGATGGGAATGTCATCTGGACTCTACCGGAGACTGATTCAACTGGGACGCAGGCTCTCGTATCGAATGGCTCCCTGGCGCTGTCATGGGCTTCCATCACGGGAGTCACTGCGGTTGGGACGCCTGTCGACAATCAGCTGGCGGTATGGAAGACGGCTGGCACCATTGAGGGTGATCCGAACCTTTATTGGAATGCGACCAAGCTCGACATTACAGGAGACCTCTACTCGGATGGTGCGAATGTCCTGCTAGACGGTAGCACATCCGTACGACTAGTCAGCGCGAACTTCATCGCGTTGCGATCTCCTGAGAACAGGATTGGATTCGACACCGACGACTACATGCAGATTGCTCTAGCTGAAACTACCGGCATCACGGTCATCACTCACACGGGGACGACGCCTACGGTTACGTGGACAGCCGATTCATTCAGCTTCGTGGGGGATTTCGGCGCAGATGGAGCGACCGTGCTGCTCGACGGGAGTGCATCCGTCCGCGGGGTGAGCGCTGGCTTTGTCAGTCTCGAAGCTACTGACATCCGATTCGGATTCAGTGCTGCAATCTACACGAAGTTTGCTGTGGCTGATACGACTGGAAACCTGACGATCACGCACGTTGGCGGTTCAACGGATCTCGTAACATGGACTGCAGCCGGCGGATTCGCATTCTCCGGGGCATTCGGTGTGACTGGTGCCACAACACTGACTGGAGCCTTGACGGTGGGCGTGAGCGACACAGGCCATGATGTCAAGTTCTGGGGGGCCACTGCCGGGGCCTACTTCCTCTTCGATCAGGCGAACGATTGTGTTGTCCTGCAGGGCGGAGCTACGAAGCAGATGGAGCTCCGGTTCATGGAGGACACCGACAACGGGACAGACTATGTTGCGTTGAAGGCGCCCGCTACGCTGGCTGCTCCGATCACATTTACGCTTCCTGTTGATATTGATGCTGGCAAAGTGCTTCAAACTGATGCCGCTGGCGTGCTTTCATGGGTGGCCCTGGCCGGTGGTGGCGATGTCCTGGCGGATGGTAGTGTTCCTTTCGATGGCGCAGTCAGCTTCGGCATAGACGGTACTGGAATCGATGCTACCTTCTTCGGGGCGACCGCAAGCTACAAGACATGGTGGGATGCTGACGGAGATACCAACGGAGCATGGTACTTCGGTGCCGACACAAAGGGTATCATGGTCACGCTCTACGGAGACACTACCGGCCACACCATCGTGTTCGATCCGTCTGGCGATACGAATGGCTCACTGCTGATCGGTGCCGACACGAAGGGTATCTTGTTCTCGCTGTTCGGCGACGTGACCGGATGCGGCGTGTTCTGGGATCCGTCGACAGACACGAACGGAACGCTCTCGATCGGCGCGGCAGGAGGAAGCAAAGGGAATGACGCAATCTTCTACAGAGACACGAACCTGTCGCTAATG